TCGCTTAGTTCTTCACCAGCGACAAGAGCGTCAACATCTTCAGTAAAGTCGTACTCGGCTTCAGGGGTTTCTTCTTGGATCGTTTCGCCATCTTGCTCCTTAGAGTCAAAAAGTTTTCCTGATAAACCAGCACTTACGTTACCAGTTCCAGCTGCGGAGGGTTTAGTCTTAATTGACTTATCTCCTTCTACACCAACAGGTGCAGATGCCTTAGCTCCGAGGTTTTCGGTACCTTCGGGGTTGGACTTACTATCTGATCCACCGATGTCGGAGTGACTCGCACCAGAGGTATCAATTTTTTCACCAGAGGTTGCCCCCTTCTTTATTGCTGCAACGCCAGTCGCTGCGTCTTCGGTAAGAGTCGCAGTTGATGACATTGAAGCCTCAAATTCTGTGTCGCGGGTTTCGGACATTTGTGGTTCTCCTGTACTCAGCATTTGCTTTATCTAAGATTATTTATACTTTATAATGTTTGTAAAAAGGATTCAAACGCGGAAATCTTACGTTCTTGGATATTGATAAGTGTAGCAGAGTCAATTTCTTTCTTGATTTGTGCCACTTGGGACTCTTTTATGATCCCATTATCCCATACCCACTCTTTACCTTCCATGATTCCATCCACAAATGCGTCTGGAGCTGATGGATCAGCAACTATGTCTGCTGCTGTAGACAACATGAAGTCATCTTGTATTACATTACAATTGTTCTCCCGACGTATGGATCCCATACCTCTAGAAGATACACCAAGTTTTACACCTTCATCAAGTAGGTTTTTAGCAATTGTTCCCATTGGTGTGCCAAGAAGTTTTGCTCTACCTATAAAGTTTGATCCACTCTGTTCTAAACGTGTGATCTTATGTGATACGCGATCAAGGTTGATGGAAGGACCATCAGGATGACCTAGTTCACCTAGAGCACGTCCAGTTTGAATAGACTTCTGATCATATTTAGCAACTTCATTTGCAAGGACATGAATAGGATACATTCTCCCATTACGGTTTTTGATGTCACCTTGCAAAAAGATACCTTCAATGTAGTGAGATTTCTTACCGTTTTTTTCTTCGGTAATAAACTCAACTGATTCAATTTCTTCAGCTATTAGTTTCATCTGGTTGTTCCTCGTCTTGTGTTGCTTCAGGTTCCGCAGAAGCTTGAGGTGCTTCTGGTTCTGTTTCAACCGTTGGTTCTTCCTCGCTAGGAACGTAGTCCTTTGCTTGATCAGTCCCATCAGGTAATGATGCTGCTACATCATCAGCAGCTTTTTGAGCAGTATCGTCTGGGTCATATCCCCAGTTCTTTGCCCAGTCTGCTTTCTTTGCTTGAACTAGATCATAACTTGCTGCTGATATTGCATCGTTGGTTGCATCTACTGCACCTGCCTTATCGTCGGCAAAGATCTTATTCACTATGTCAGTTGCTATTTCTGAAGCCATAATATTCGGTTGTTACATATACTATTTAGAAAGTTCCGCGCTTCGCGTCAGAACTACTTAGTTCTGCATCGGAAAACAGAGGTTTCTGTTCTTGTGCAGGGGCACCGCCAGCAGCAGGATCTCCCTCCATACCTCCAGCAGCGGCCATCATTGCTTCCTCGGCAGGATCTACGATCTTACCTTCCTCCATCTCCTGATCTATCTGTTTATCTATTTCTTTTAATTCTACATCAGTCTGTTTAAGGATCTGACGACGTATGTGTTCAATGGAGAAGTACTTGCCGACAAATGGATCCATAACATTAACAAGATTCATTCTCTCGTTACGGATTTCTGTCTCCTTAAGTTCATTGAAGTAACTATCAGCGATATAATCAATCGTGATGTTCTCCTTCATCTCATCCCATTCTTCAATGGAACAAATGCCCTTAAGTATAAGTTGTGTCTTCAAAAGATCTAGGAACATCTCCCCGAATCTCTTGCGTAGACGTGCAATGAATTTTTGGAATTTAACTTCGTCTCGTGTGATTTCAGCAGCACGACCAATGTTAAATGTTGTCTCTGTTTCTAGTCTTGAAGTTGGGACGTTTAATGCTTTGTATAATTTCTTTTGGAAGTATTTGACATCTTCCAATTCACCCAAGTTCTGTCCACCAGGTAGAGTTGTGATCTCAGTACCACGACCACCTTCACGTCTAGGTAACCAGAAATCTTCTAGCATAGACATGAATTTCTTATCATCTCTGATCTCACCAGTAGATGCATCATATACTAACTTGTTACGGTATCTACCCATAACTTCACGGAGGTACTGCTCCGCTTTTTGCTTAGGTAAGTTACCTACATCAATATAGAATATTCTACGTTCTGGTGCACGAGACAAACGATAGATGACTAGAGAGTCCTCAATCATGCGGAGTTGGTTTACCGCTTTGATTGCCTTATGTAGGTGAGATAATACCATGTTCTTATTCAGATCCATGATACCACTATGCACATAACATATGGAATCAGGAGCAATCTTCAGTCCCTGATTACCTGTCTGCTTTAGTCCTTTAGGATTATACAGGAAGTAATCTGTTTGTTTCTGAGATAATGCATCGTTAATCTGAGTATTTGTACGAACTGGTTTGTTGTCAATCTCAGTAACTTTACGTATCTTACGAGGGTCAATGTATCTGATATCTACAAGACCCTTTTTTGGCTGCTTAGGGTCTATTACCTTATGATAAAAAAGTCTTCCGTCCACATACCAGCGTCGGAAGATCTCATAACTTCTATTGTCAAAATCTAAAAGCTTAAGGATGACATCAAACTCATCCCTCATTAATTTCTTAATCTTTTCACCAACTTTAAGGTTGGATAGTTCTAATGATACAGGAACTGCATCAAAATTACCACAGATAGTCTCATTAACAACGTCATCTACAGCAGAGTCACACTCTGGTTGTAGAATCATATCACGGTAACGACCAATTAGTTCATACTCATTACGAACTGTGCCATCAATATCTACGGTGTACCCAAAATGAGAACCACCTACGACAGGATACGAACCGTCTAGGTGGTCTTTCTGTACAAAAGAAGGCCCCTTTGGAGCCTTCTTCGCACGTTCAATTGAAAAACCGAATAGCTGTGACATCAATCTTGATCTATTATATAGTTATTTAGCAAGGTTTCAAAACCCCTTTTAAGCAACTACCCCATCTGGGATTGCTTGCCAGTACTGAACTTGTAGTTCTACAGTAAACTCTTCAACAGCATCATTTGATCCGAAGTCCAAATCTATTGCTGAAACATTACTTGGGAATACATCAGTAAATTTATACGATCTTAGAATCGTTGACTTCTCTGAAGAAGAAGCGTCACGAGAAAGTTGATGTACAAACATATCTGTGAAATATCCTGTAGCATCAGACTCGTCACCAAGTCCTGATGTTTGAGTGATGTTTTCGTTTGCTGCCTGAATTTTCTCTACCCAAGCCTCAAAAGCATTTCTTAGGGAAAATCTACTATCGTTCATAATAGTAATTGTCCAAGGTTCAAATGTCCTATCGCCAGCGATTTTTAATACGCGACCTCGGAATGGAACCTCAACGATACCCATCTGGGAGGAAGGTAGATTCGCTGCTCTCACAGTGAACTTACCCAAATCACTCAGACCAGTAGCGTTCGCGATAACTTCTGTAGGGAAACTTAAATCTACTTGGAATAGATTAGGTCTCGCAAAATCCGAAACTACACTTGACTTAAATGAGTCAATAGTGCCTCTTACTGCCATTTTCTGTTATCCTCCGTCTGATATTATTATTTAGACTAAGAAGCAATTTCAGAGAAGGCTACGCCTGTTCTGGTTGCTGTGAATGTCAATGTAATGTAATTGATAGTACGTGTAGGTTTAACGTATATTTCAGCGTAGAACTCACCACGATCAACTGCATCAGGAGGATTATTCTCTTCATCACACTTGACTAAGAAGTCTGTTACACCTCTACGTCCTTGTACGTCACGAAGATATGGTTCAACAATATTACGGAAGAGTGACCTTGAGGTCTCATCATTCTGTTCAAATAGTTGTTGCTTTGCTGCACTACTTATAACTCTCTCCATTGTGAGGAATAAGCGTCTGACATTGATTCTGTCAAATGCAGATTGATATCCAAGAGCAGTCTTGTCACCGAATAGGATAATACCTTGTCCTGGGAAAGACACAATTGGGTTAACTCTTTCTGCGTATAACTTATCTCTCTGATCTTTATTAGGAGAGTAAGCAAGTTTAATAGAGTTGCGTAGAACACCTCTTGAGAAACCAGCAGGTGAGAACCATGGATCCTGTTGAACACCAGTCTCTAGACATAATCCTGCAACGTCACCATTACAAGGGATGTAACGATAAACATCACTGTACTTGTCATAGATGTACTTGTAACCAGCATCTAGAACTGCATAAGATGTAGATCCTAACTTAGTGAAATAAGCGAGAATACGATCTGTAATTACATCAGAGTCAGACTGACCAATGATGTCAGATCTCTGTGGAGAGAAGAATGCTAGGCAATCTTTTCTTGTATTAACTATGTTAAGGATAGCATTTGCTTTTGCTACAGCAGCATCAGCAGTGGAACCTTGAGGTCCGCTAAGGATGTAATCAACTTGTATAGATTCTGCATCTGATACTAAGTTGTATGCTGTACTAAAGTTTGCTGAAGTATTTGTATAGTCATCTGCACCACCAGCAAACTGGTATTGAACAGAAGAACCTTCAAATCCTGCATACAATTCTTTTCCATCTGGTTCTGAAAGAACAGGACCTGCGGATTGAATTAGGTTGAATGAACGGTTAGCAGCAACATTACCCCAGTCACCTGTGGATGAAGCAGCACCTACTGTAAATGTTTCAGCAGTATGATTACCCCAATAGATGTAAGAAGAAGTTTGCTTAAGAACATTAGCGTAGTAATTGTTCTCACCAACTGTACTCTTAGCATCAGTTGCTTTAGAAACTGCAACGAATTTCTCAAGGAGAGTATTAGGTGTACCTGTTAGAGCACCGTCTCCATCAAGAACTATAACGTGTAGTTCATCACGGTATCCACCTTTATCAGCTGCATAGAGTGAAGTACCAGGTCTAGAAGCGAATGAGATCCACTTTTTGCCAGGTAGATACTCACGCTCTGGATACTCTTCTCTTACTGCACCGATAGTAGCAGTAGCAGAGTTGT